TCACTTAGCTTTTCGCTTCAATGCCCCCACCTGGGCGACAGGTGAGGGCTTAGATGTTCGCGGTTCAGTCCGCGCCAGCTTGTCCATGGCTCCGGCCGCGAGCATCGTTCGGTTCGCCGACCGGGTGTAGAGCGACGCCATCGCATCGCCTTCCCATCCGAAGATCGAATTCATCTGCGCAGTGGTTGCGCCGTTGTTGGCTGCACGTGTTGCCGCCGCTTTGCGGATACCGTGCGCCGACTTCTTCACGCCGGCGGCATCGCATGCTTCACGGAAGCGATTGCCCAAGCCAACCTTAGTCATCGGCAGGCCAGCCCTAGTCGCGATGAAGGTGAGGTCGCCGGTCGGACCCGCGTCGAGCGTCTTCTGCAATTCGGCAAGGATTGGAATGGTGACCAGCATCCCGGTCTTTTCGGTATGGATCGAGATGACGCCATCGCGAACGTGCTGCCGGCCGACCACAGCTGCGTCGCCGCGGCGCAGACCGGTGTAGCAGAAGATGTCGAACATCAGCCGCTCGCGTGTACCGCGCGGCCACCGCTTCTCAAATGCCGTAATGTCGTCGTCCGTCCAAACCGGGAACCCACCCGACGTTTTATCCTTCCGAGAGCGTTTGAAGCCGATGCCTTGAGTCGGGTCGGTCTTGACCAATTTCTCAGTATGGTCGATCGCCCAAGCGAACATGCCGCGCATAGTAGTGACGAAGTGCTTGGCTTGGGTCGGAGTCTTGGCGCGGCGCTCTTTGCCGAGAAGGATCGCCGCCCGGTCGATCTTGCTCAGAGGCTGGTGGCCAGCCGAAGCGATCGTCGAACGCATGATGTTCTCGCGCTGCTTTCGCGTTGCCATGGATAGGTCGGTCCAAGCGCTAGATCCGCGGTATAAATCCCACAGCCATTTCAGTGTGCCGCGTGAGGCCTCGCCCGGCTTCTGCGGCTTCTTTCCAGCCACGGCGTCCTGATATGCTGCTTCGAATTCCGGCGAGCCATAGACCCCTTTGATTCGGATCTTCGGACCTCGCCCGAGGCGCACGTACCATGTGATTTTCTTGTGACGCGTGATGATTTTCTGGAGATGCGGCGGGCGAGGGCGGCTCATAAAATCACCGGATCGTCGTCGTGTTCGGGGGTGGGGACCAAGGGCGGCGCGCGGAGCAACACGGTGATCGTGCCATCCGGGGCAACCTTGATGCAGTCAGCGCCAGCCTGTTTCGCCGCGCGAACGACGCGGGCAACGTCGGCTTGGGTGATGATCGCTGCGCGGCGAGACATGGCTAGTGGACGCTCTTCGCGTTGAAGTCTCGGACGAAAGCCATCGCATCAGCGGGCCAATACGAAGTTCCGACCGAAGCGATCATCTCATTCATGATCTTGGTCTGGTGGACTGGATCATGATGGACGTTCAAGTCTGCCCAGGTCTGAAGGTCGGAGAGGTGGCACCGATCGAGGGTGGCGAGGAGGTTCTTGAACACGGCCACTGCCTCTTCGTCCCCGCCGTCGGTATGGTACCGAACGCCACACTCGCAGGCCATTTTGAGGAATTTCTCTGCGAGCTTCACTTTCTGGATAGGGGTGATCGGTTCGCTCACAGCGTGTCCCCCCGAAGCTTGGCGGCCAGAGCGTTCGCGGCGTCGGCCAGAGCGTTGGTGGCGTCGGCGCGGATGGACGCAGCGGTGAGGCCCAGCCCTCGCTCGCGCGAGTAAGCAAGGGCTTTTTTGACGGCGGCCGGCGAGATGGCTTGCAAGTAGGTGGCGTAGGCTTTGGACATTGGATCGCTCCCTTATGTTGACTCTCGAGATAAAACGGTGTATCAGTATCGGTATCCAATACCATTACAGCCCGGTTGTCAATGAAGCTCTCCGAATTAATCCCACACACTTCGACTTGGACAGGGGTTCCTGACACGCACGTCAATACCGTTGCGCGCGTGCTACGTCCGGCAGGTTTGATCTCATCGCAGGGCCGTGGACCGGGCGGGGCTGTCATGACGACCAGTGACAAGATCAATTTGTTACTGGGTACCTGTGGTGTCGAGATCGCGAATAGGGCCGCCGACTATGTGAAACTATGGCGCAAGTCGTTTCGATATCGGCCCGAGCCGGATCCAGACTTCAACTTCGCGTTCCTGCAGGCGGAGAATGTCGAAGACTTACTGGTGAATCTGATCACCAAGGATCTGAACGGCGGTGCGCTGTCGGCTTGGCTTAAGGAAGCTGACGCCGCCTTAGCCAAAAAGTTGAAGCGTCAGTCCGCGACTAACCATGCGATCGCAGTCGACTTTTGTGTGGACGGCTTCAGCCTCGATTTGAAAGTATCGAGGAACGTCCTGTCCATAGAGACCTCTCTTGAGCGGACGACTTCTGACACCATTTCCGTACGTTTTGCGGCACCGCCGCCGCCCTACCATCCGTTGCCTCCGCGGATGTCAGACATTTACATCGAATCGTCGCAACTCATCCGCCGCCTAAACGAAAGAAATCTGATCGGCTGGGGAGCCTGCTTGGCCGACTAATTCGCCTGTTCAAATTTTCCCACCCCGCTCGGACCTGAAAAGCCGCAGCGGGGAATTTTTGTATCTAAAAACGGAGAGGGTCCGCATGACCGAAGTCGAACAAGCCGCCGAGCACGCCTACACGCTGCTGCATCAGCACGTTCAACTCTACCGCACCGCCATCCTTGTCGAGCCACACGCGTGGCGAACCCGGTGCAAGGAATTAGCGGAGAATTTGGACTGGATACTGTTCTGTCGAGATCACCGGCTGCCACCCGACAAGAAGAAATCCGCCTATCCGCCGCCGCCGAGGATCTTGCCATGACGGACTTAGTGCTTGTGATCGACGAGGCCGAGGCTGCGCGAAAACGCCTCGATAAATCCTTCCGCAGAATGCTGCGCACCGGGAAAATCGAAGAAATCGCCGCGCTGAACCGTGAGCTGCTTTCGCTTCGCTGGCATCTGAAGGAACTACGCCGGATCAACGGAACGGCCGCCGCCTAACCAAGCCCTGCGGGCATAATTTCCGCGCGATGCGGACCGGAGTATCATGACCGAATTCACCGACTACGCCACGCGCAACAGATTTGCGCTATTTCCGCTTCGCCGTGGCACTAAGGATCCGTTCAAGGATTGGGAATGGACGACGGACGTCTCGACCGATCCGACGACCTGGACAGATTGGACCGCCAAGGGCAGTAACCTGGCAATCAACGCCGGAAAGTCTCGACTCATAGTCGTTGACATCGACGTCAAGGAAATAGGCCGAGAACGCGCATGGACGCTCTGGTGTGAGTGGTGCACCGATCGCGGTCTGAACCCGGCCGATTACCCGGTCCACGTGCAGACCTGCAGCCAAGGCTGGCACATCTATTTTCAGTTGCCCGCGACCGTCGATCCGCAGGCATTGTCACAGCGAAAGCTGGTGAAGCGGACCGAAGGCAGCAGAAACGCGATTGTCGAGACAAGAGCGGCCAACGGTTACGTCGTCGCTCCTGGTGGGCATTACGATGGCGGCCGCGGCGGTGTCGCCGGCACCTACACGCTCCTTTCGGATGCTGCGCCCTACATCGCTCCCGACGCGCTGATCGAAGCGTGCGCGATCGTACCGCCGGCGGACAAAGGTCTGGCCTGTGAGCCAAGCGTCGGGAGCGGAACGTTCGACCTCGCAGACATCAGCGGTCGTATCGATTTTTTGATTGATCAAGGCTACTTCGATGACGAGGAGACGTGGGTCAAGTCGGTTCGGGCGATCCGCCATGGTTTTGGCGATGAAGGGTGGCCGCTTGCCGAGCGGATAAGCTATGCTGACGACCAGAACCGTCTCGATGGCGTGTGGGCGCGGCAAGAGACCAACACAACGAATCCTTCGACGTGCGCTACGATCATTGCTGAGTCGAACGATCGCGGATATCGCCAGTGGCGTCGTGACCACATGTTTGACGGCATCCTTGCCGGCGAAATCCCGTCGCCCCCCTTGGCGCCGACCGGGCCGCTCCCCGCGGGTATGCCTATGCCCGGTCCGTGTGAGATCGAGGACGAAGCCGAGCCGCGGGCGCTCGCCATGTTCACGGCAGCGTCGCTTCACGGTTTGCCAATCCCCGTCCGAAAGTGGCATGTCCGCGACTGGCTGCCCGGCGAAACGGTCTCGCTGCTGTACGGCGACGGTGGCGTCGGCAAGTCGCTGCTGGCGCTGCAGCTACTTGTCTCGACCGCTATCGGCCGCCCCTGGCTCGGGCGATTGGTCGAGCAGGGCACCTGTCTGTTTGTCACCGCTGAGGATTCGAAACAGGAGGTGCACATGCGCCTTGCTGATGTGGCGCGGGAGAACAGCGTCCCTTTAAGCGCGATCGGTGACCTTCAAATCGTATCGCTGGCGGGGGAGGACGCCATCCTGGCGGCGCCTGACGGGCGCAGCACAATCCTTTTGACCACCGCGCTATTCGAACTCCTGGAGACGCAACTGATGGCGCTGCGGCCTAAGCTAGTTGTGCTGGACACGCTCGCTGACCTTTTCGGCGGTAACGAGGTCGATCGTTCCCAGGCGCGCCAGTTCATCGGGCTGATGCGCGGCTGGGCGCTCCGCTACGACAGCACGGTCCTGTTGCTGGCACATCCGAGCGTCGCGGGTATGGCGAAAGGCACCGGGTCGAGCGGCAGCACCGGCTGGAGCAACTCAGTACGGTCGCGGCTGTATTTCGATCGCATCCGGGCTGACGACAACAGCGAGCCCGATCCCGACGCCCGCGTGCTGCGATCGATGAAGTCGAACTACGGCAGGGTCGGCGACGAGATCATGGTGCGCTACCGTAGCGGCGTTTTCGTTCCCGACCTGGTGACAACGAGCGCCGGCGACCCGGTGACCACAGCGGCAAAGGCTGACCGCGTGTTCGTCGAACTGCTGCGTAAATACATCGACCAGAACCGGTATGTCAGCGCCAGCGAAGGCAAGAGCTTTGCGCCCTTCATATTCGCCAAGGATGGAGCATTGCAGGGCGTCAATAAGCGGTCGCTGAAGGATGCAATGGAGCGTCTGCTTGCCAGCGGCAAGATCGAAAACGCGCCATACGGTGCGCCGTCCAAGAAGATGTTTCGCCTGTATGTGGCGTCGGCACCACCTGCCAACGCCCTGCTAACGCCTGCCAACGGGGTGCCAACGGTATGAAAAACAGGGGTGCCAACGCCTGCTATCGGCATGCCAACGCCTGCCAACGGGGTGTGTGCGCCACCCCCCATACCCCCCCATGGCGCAGGCGCCCGCCTTCGGGCGGCGCTGCGCTGAGCCAGAAGTAAGATTCCACACTTAATCGCAAGAGGACTGCATCATGCTGGACGAGATCAAGATCAACGAAGTGAACCTCCGTGAGGAAGCAACCTGGGGAGCGAAGAACATTGCGCGGATCGCGCGCGTCTCGCCCGATCTGATCTACGAATGGGCGAAGCTTCCGGACTGCCCGATCACCCAGCCCGACGGCTTTCGCTACTTCGTGCTCAAGTCGGCGTTCGTTCGGTGGTTGACCGCAAAGCAGCCCAGAGTAGCCAACAGTAGCGAAGGGTAGCTTACTTCACACAAGGCGCTCAATCCGGCATAAACTGGTGAATGAAGCTTTGGCCGTTCCGCATCTTCGAAACCAAGTCCCTTGCCGCACCCGACGCGGAACTGCTCCAGATATTTGGAGCAACTGACCAGGGTCTTGTCAGCAAGGCACAGGCCCTTGAAGTCTCCGTCGTCAGCTCGGCGATCCGTGCAATCTCCGAGGCGTGCGCCACACTCGACATCAAGGTCGTCGAGATCAAGGAAGACGGCAGCGAGATCGACACGCCCACCCACGCCGCCGCGAAGCTGCTGCAGGACCACGTCAATCCGTGGACCAGCACTTTTGAGCTGATCCGCACGCTGGTCGGTCAGGTGCTCACCGAGGACGCCGGCGGCCTCGCCTGGGTCAACCGGGTCGACGGCAAGGTGGTCGAGATCCTCGTCTACGATCCCGGCGTCATCAGCGTCGAGTATGAGGATTCGGGTGAGCCAAGCTACAAGATCGGGGACCGTGCGCTCGATCCGGCCGATGTGATCCACCTCCGTTCTGCGTTCGACCGCAGTCCGCTGACGATGGCGATGAAGGCCATCTCGACGGCCTGGCATCTCGAAAATCACGCCTTGCAACTGTTCCGCAAGGGTGCGCGCCCCGGCGGCGTTATCGAATTCCCCGGCAACATCGGCGACGACGCCCTCAAAAAGATGGGGTCGAGTTGGCGCAAGGCACACGAAGGTTCGGACAACGCCGGCCGAACCGCGCTGCTCTGGGGCGGAGCCAAGTTCAGCGGTTACACGCTCAACAGCACCGACACGCAGTTCATCGAGAACCGCAGCTTCCAGGTGCTCGAAATTTGCCGGCACTTCCGGATCGGTCCCGGCATAGTCTACGACCTCGGCCGCGTCACCTACAACAACGGCGAGCAGCAAGGTCAGGAATTCCTGAGCTATTCGTTGGAGCCGCACCTACGCGCCCTAGAAGCCGCGCTCCGGCGCGCGTTGCTGTCGCCGGAAGATCGCGAAAAATACCGGATCGTGTTTGACCGTGACGATCTGACCCGCGCTTCGCTCAAGGACCGTGCCGTCGCAATCAACAGCCTGCGTGCGTCCAAAACGCTCAACGCAAACGAGGCCCGGTCGTGGATTGGTCTGCAGCCGTATGACGGTGGCGACGTGTTCGAGAACGCGAATATTGCAACCTCCGATCAGGCGCCGACCTCCGACGCCGAAACGGATCCCGAATGAGCGATCTGGCACATCTCAACGATCTCATCGCTTACCAGGACCGCGGCGCCGACATGACGGCGAAGCATCCGGTGACCGGCGAAGATATGCCGGACATCGTCCTGACAATCGCTGGGCCGGACAGCGATACGGTCCGCCGCGCGCGCCTGACCATGCAGGACGAATTGCAGGGATGGCGCGCCGCGCCGCCCGCGCAAGACTACGACAGGCTGGCGATCGAACGGCTTGCCCGCTGCGTCGTCGGTTGGCGCGTCAAGAAGGCCGGCGCCGAAGTGCCGTTCACCTTCAGCGCAGTGGTGAAGCTTTTCACCGACATGACGTTTCTCCGCGAACAGGCCGACCGCTTCGCCGCCGATCGCACCCCGTATTTCATCCGCACCCCACTGGTCGAGGAATAATGGATAATCTCGAACTTAAAGCGGCGTTGAGTGTGACCGACGACGGTCAGATCATCGGCAACGCATGGCCGTTTGGATCGGCGGATAGCGTCGGCGACATCATCACGAAGGGCGCGTTCGGCATCATCCACCCCGACCTCCCGATCCTGTATCAGCACAACCCCGCTGATCTGGTCGGTACCTGGACCGAAGCGACCGAGACGGCAGAGGGACTGACCGTCAAGGGTCAGCTTCACCTCGATCATCCGCGCGCGCGCTCCGTCCGCGCCATGCTGAAAAGCGGACTGGTCAGCGGCCTGTCCATCGGCTTCCGCACCAAGGCGTCAACCAGACAGGGCCGCAACCGCGTCATCAGCGCCCTTGATCTCGCAGAAATCTCGCTCGTTCGAGACCCCAGTCACCCGCGGGCACGCATCACGTCCGCGAAATCTTTCAACCAGGCCGCCGTGATCGCCGAGGCCATCTTTCGCGCGACGGCCGCGCTCACCAGGAGTTAAAATGACGAAGCACATCTCCCCGCTGGAATTCAAGGACGACAACGCCGATCCAGTCGAACTCGTCACCAAGGCAATCGACGATCTTTCGAAGACCGTGGACGATCGCCTGAAGGCCGTCGAGACCAAGGGCGTCGATCCCGATCTGCTGAAGCGTCTTACCGCCATCGAAGCGAAGGCGAACCGTCCCGGCGCCGGCGGCGACAAGAACCCCGATGCCGAACTCGAAAAGAAGGCGTTCCACGCCTATCTGCGTCAGGGCAACGCTGCCGATCCGCTCGAACTCAAGACGCTGATCGTGTCGAGCGATCCGCAGGGCGGCTATCTAGCGCCGACCGAGATGTCGACCGAGTTCCTGCGTGACCTGATCGAATATTCGCCGATCCGCTCGCTCGCTACCGTTCGCAACACCACCTCGCCGGCGGTGTCCTATCCCAAGCGCGTCGGCCGCACCGATGCGAAGTGGAAGGGCGAACTGCAGGTGCAGGAAGAATCCGAACCGACCTTCGGTCAGGTCGAGATCGGCGTGAAGGAGATCAACACCTTCGTCGACATCTCGAACCAGCTTCTCGCCGACAGCCAGGGCGTCGCCGAGGCCGAGGTGCGGATGGCGCTCGCCGAGGATTTCGGCCTGAAGGAAGGCTACGCGTTTCTCAAGGGCGCCGGCCCGCTGATGCCGGAAGGCCTGCTCACCAGCGCCGACGTCGCGTCGGTCGCGACGGGCAACGCCTCCACGCTCGGCACGGCACCGGCCGACATGCTGATCGACCTGATGTATTCGCTGCCGGCGGCCTACCGCGGCCGCGGCACCTGGCTGATGAATGGTCGCACCCTCGGCGCCATGCGCAAGCTCAAGGACGGCCAGGGCAACTTCCTCTGGCAGCCGTCGCTGCAGCTCGGCACGCCGGAATCGATCCTGGGTCGCCCCGTCGTGGAATGCCCGGACATGGATGACGTCGGCGCCGGCAACACCCCGATCGCCTTCGGCGACATCGCCACCGCCTACCGCATCATCGACCGGCTGGCACTGAGCATCCTGGTCAACCCGTACAGCCGGGCGACCGAGGGCGTCACCCGCATCCACGCTACCCGGCGCGTCGGCGGCTCCGTGGTTCGCGCTGCCGCTATCAAGAAAGTTCGCGTCGCGACCTCCTGATCCATTGAGAGGCGCGTAACCCGCGCCTCTCTCCGCCTTCCAGCCATCACAAGGGATAATCGCAATGCGCGATCTTGCTTCAAATATCGGCGTCGTTCTGGCGCTGTCTCCCGCGGTCCAGGCCGCCACCATCAAGGGCAACACCATCGATACGCAGGGCTACGGCAGCGTTGCGTTCATCGTCAATTCCGGTGCCATCGCCAGCGCCGGCAACTTCACCGCCAAGCTGCAGGAATCCGACACCACGACCGACGGCGACTTCACCGACGTTCCGGCCGCCTTGGTGGTGGGATCGCTGCCCAACGCTATCGCTGCGGATGCCTCGGTGAAGCAGAGCTACGTCGGACACAAGCGGTACGTCCGCATCGTCCTCACCAAGAACAGCGGCACGTCCGTGGCGGTCGGCGCAGTCGCCGTCCTGGGCAACGCTTCTGATCGTCCGATCGCTTAACTCGGACTGACCGATGCGCCGGCTGCACGGATGTACTGCAGTCGGCGCGTTTCAGGATCATCTCTATGCCAATGAAGCCAGCCCGAATTCTATCATGTGGATGTCGCGTCGCCTCAGGTGATCGGTGTCATCACGTGATCGTCGAAAAGCGCGCGATCTATCGGGCGTCCGATGCGAGGCGGCCTTCCTCTGGTGAGCGCGGATACGACGCCGAATGGCAGCGCGTCAGCAGAGCCTACCTTGCAGAACCCGGCAACGACCGGTGCGGATGTGGCGCACCTGCCGTGCTCGTCGCACACATCTTCTCCATCAAGTCAGCTCCACACCTCAGGCTCGTTCGATCGAACTGGAAGCCGTCGTGTCAACGCTGCAACCTGCGTCAAAGCATCCGCTGCGAAGGCGGCTTCGGCAATCAGAAGAGGATACTATGATCCATATTCCGCAACAATCTGTCGACATGCCTCGATCAGGCGCTCTTTTGCGCGCTGGTTCACCTGATCTCCGGTCAAGGATCGAGTGTCTCGCATCGGCAGCAAGAGAGTTAGTTGATCAGTCCAGCCGGCTTCAACTCCAGGCGTATGCGCTCGAATGCTCACTGAATCAGGCCCTGCTAGAGGCCCGTGATTGATATTGCTGGTCGCATCAATGGTCCACATCGCATCCCTCATGAATCAATTGTTTAACCAGATGAGCACAACCAGAAGTGCGACGCAATTGATCGTGCGAACCACAGGCCGGGGGGTGGGCGAAATGTTTCCGCAAATGCGTCCTGACCATACATCCCCCTTCGCGCAAGAGAGCACCAAATTGGAGATTCTCATCCATGGCCGTTGATCTCGCCACCGCGAAGCAGCAACTGAATCTAACGACGTCGGACGACGATCCGCTGGTCACGCGCTTGCTCTCGGCCGCTCAAGACTGGCTGGAACGTCAGCTCGGCTACAAGATCACCGACCGATATCCGGCCGATGTGCCGCCGGCGCTCGACCACGCTGTCTACCTGATGACCGGCCACTTCTATGCCAACCGTGAAGCGACACTGGTCGGCGTGACCGCCGCGGCGCTGCCTCTCGGCGTCTGCGACATCGTCAACGACTACCGCGACTGGTCCTGGTCTTGCGATGAGTGACCCATCCGCTGCCGTACAGATCGCGTTACGCACCCGCTTCCTGGCGACGCCGGCACTGACGGCGCTGGTCCCACCCAACAACATCCTGGACCACAACCAGCGTCCGGCACCAAGTCCGTCGATCGTGCTCGGCGAGGACCAGGTGATCGACGTCGGCATCACCCTCAAACGAGATTACGTTCAGGTGTTCAGTACCATTCACATCTGGAAGAAAGAGGCTTCGCTGCAAGGCGTGAAAGCGATCAGCGACGCCATTCGACGCGCGGTCGGACGCGTGCGGCCGCTTGACCTTGCCGATGCCGACTATGCTGCCACCGACTGCCGCATTGAATCGTCCCGCTTCATGCGCGACCCCGACGGCGAGACCTCCCACGGCGTCGTCGTGATCAGCACGATTGTGCAGCAGCGCTGGAGCGTCGTCATATGAGAGCTGGCAGCATGGACCGCACCATCGTCATCGAGCGCTCGGCCACCACGATCGATCCTGCCGGCACACCGGTCGAGACCTGGTCCGTCGTGGCGACGCTGCGCGCGCAGATCATCAAGGCGTCCACCGAGGAGTTCATCCGTGGCGCCGGTGCGGCGGACGAGACCGCCGTGGTGTTCCGGACGCATTGGCTGGACGGTGTCACCAATGCGGACCGCGTCATTTACCAAGGCGTCATCCACAATCTGAAAGAGACCCGCGAGATCGGCCGTCGTCAGGCGCTGGAACTGCGCACGCTCTCGACCGGGGTAGCGCCATGAAGGGGGACAAGCCCGCTATCGTGACCGACAAGAAGGCCGTCTCCACCGTGCCAAAGGTGCCGTCCTGGCTGTCTCCCGACGCCAAAAAGGAGTGGCGCCGCGTCATGCCGGCGCTGGTCGAGCGGCGCATCCTGACCGAGGCGGACCTCGGCTCGCTCGAACACTACTGCGTGGCGTGCGGCCGAATTCGCGAGATTGAACGTCTGATCCAGGCCGCCGGCGCCGCGATCGATCCCGCCACGTTCCGCATGCAGGACAAGGCGATGCAGACGGCGCGCCAGCTTGCCGCCGAGCTTGGCCTTACACCGGTCAGCCGGTCCCGCCCGTCCATCCGCGACGACGGCAATGAAGATGAAGATGACAACCCGCTCAACGTATCCTGACTGGCTATTCGATGGCTCAGAGATCGCCGATCCCTTCGGATATGGCGAGCGTGCCGTACGTTTCCTGCGCGCGCTAAAGCACCCCAAGAGCACGCTGCCGAAGCGCGCCTTTCAGCTTGATCCGTGGCAAGAGCGGATCGTGCGCCGGATCTACGGGCCGCGCCACCCCGACGGTACCCGCATCGTCAAAACAGTCCTGCTGTTGCTCCCGCGCGGGAACCGCAAGACGTCGTTCGCCGCGGCGCTGAACCTGCTTCACACGATAGGACCGGAGCGCGGGCCGCGCGGCGAGGCCGTGTTCGCAGCGTCCGACCGGGCACAGGCGGGCCTCGGCTTTGCCGAAGCCGCCAGCATCATCCGCGAGGACAAGCGCCTCGTCAGCGCCACCCGCATCTATGACGCACACAACTCTGTGAAAAAGATCGTCCTGAAAAAGGGCGGTTCATTTTTGGAAGCGATCAGCGGCGACGGTGCGCCAGCGCACGGCCGGACGATCGCCATGGCACTGGTCGACGAGTTGCATGTTTTCCGGAACGCCGAACTCTGGAAGGCGATCAAGTCCTCGCTGCCCAAGACCCAAGGTTCGCTTCTGATCGTGGCGACCACCGCCGGCCGCGGTCAGGAGAACATTGCGTTCGAGATCGTCGACTACGCACGCAAGGTCGCCCGTGGCGAAATCGACGATCCGTCGATGCTGCCGATCCTGTTCGAGACGCCGGCGGATGCCGACTGGAAGGACGACGCGCTGCTGTACCGCGCAAATCCTGGGCTGGCGCTTGGGTATCAGGATATCGCCGGGCTGCGCCAACTTCGCAAGGAAGGCGAGTCGAGCATCACCGCGCGGGAGACCTTTCGCCAGCTTCACCTGAATGTCTGGCTCGACCACTCGGAGACGCCTTTCGTGGAGATGGACATTTACGACCGGGGCAACCGCCCGCTGCCTGCGGACATCGACGGGCTGCCTTGCTGGATCGGGGTCGACATGTCGACCACCACCGACCTGACCGCCGTTGTCGCCTGCGTTCGCAGAGGCGACGATTATCTGATCCTGCCGTATTTCTTTTGCCCGGCTGACAATCTCCGCGCACGATCCGAGCGCGACGGCGTCCCCTATGTCGCGTGGGCCGAACAAGGCTTCATCACGCCGACTGCTGGGAACGTGATCGACTACCGCGCTGTCGAGGCCTGCATCCGCGGCCTTTGTGAGCGTTTCGACGTCCGCGAGATCAACTTCGATAAGGCCTTCGCCGGTCCGGTCATGATCCCGCTGACCGAGGATGGGCTGCCGACTGCTACCATGTCCCAGGGTTGGCAGATCCAGTCGCCGGCGCTGCGCGATCTGGAGCGGACGATCGTCGAGGGACGTTTCGTTCACGCGGGCCACCCGGTGCTCCGCTGGAACTTCAGCAACGTCGCAATCCACGAATGGGGGAATGACAACCGCGCCATGCGTAAGGGCAAGAGCACGGACCGCATCGATGGCGCCGTTGCCAGTTGGATGGCCGTCTCCCGAGCTGCCGGCGGCGGAGCGCGATCGATGTACGACCGCGAGGATTGGACCGAGGAGATGGGGTACTTCTGATGACTAACGATCTAGACCGATACCTCGCGGCGTTGCCTGACAAAATCCGTCGCGAAGTGGGCGACGTGGTCCGTGACCAAGCGCAGATGCTGTCCGATGCTCAGCGCGATGCGTTGCGCGGGCTGGAGCAAGCCCCTGCGGAAACCGGCAATCTGGAAGACTCCTGCACCGTTGTCCGGGGCGCCGACGATCTCGAATGGATTGTGCAGGCAGGCGGCGACGAGACCACTGGTGACGTCCGCACCGGCAGTGGTGTCGATTTCGACTACGGCGAGGCTTTCGAGTTCGGCACCAGCCGGCAGCAAGCGCGCCCGTTCTTTTGGCCAACCTATCGTGAGAAGCGCGACGGGATCCGGCAAGCAATCGCTTCAGCGGTGGAAAAGGCAATCAAATGAATCAATGCGCGCGCGAAGTGACATGGGCTGGCGGTGTCCATGTTTTCAATTTGAACGAACCGCGTGTCCTGAAGGTGCTCAACGGGGCGCCGGATGCACTGAAGATGCTCCGCACCCGTACGGGTGTATTCACCCTTGATCCGCTACGTGGCCAGTTCGGCGACACGCCGGCCGCGTGCTTACGACGCTTCGAAGAAGGGGTCTATTCGCTGCCAGACGTCGAGCGTGTAATCCTCTATGGCCTGTGGGGCGGCGGCATGAAGTTCAGTGACGCGGATGCGCTCGTCGAGGAGTTCGTACGCAACAAGCCCGTTCACCAGAATGCTGTGATCGCCTATGGCGTCGTGGCCGACCTGTTCGTAGGAGTCACCAATTGAGCGCTCCAGCACTGAACATCCCGATCCGAGCCGACGTCAGCAAATTCAAGCAGGACATGGAGTCGACCAGCTCGATTGCCGGTCACGCCGTTCGCGGCATCACGGCGCAGGTGATCAAGATGAACGCCGGATGGCTGGCGACGCAAGGCGCAGCCGGCGGCGCTGCCCTGGCATTTGGCAGCGTCCTCGGTGTCCTCGGTCCCATTGCCGCCGGCGTGGCTGTGGTCTCCAACACCTTCAAACTCATGGCGTACGCCACTGAGCTTGCCAAGAAGCAGATCGAAGAATTCAACGACGTTGCTGACAAAGCCGCTGGCACGGGCGTCTCGACGGACTTTTTCCAGCGGTTCACCAAGACAGCACCCGCCGCTGCGCTTTCGCTCGACCAGGTGACTGCCGCGCTGAAGCGGTTCAACGATGCATCTACCGACAAACTCGGCGGAAGCGACTTGCAGCAGCGGCTCGACGCCCTGACCAAGGCTGGCAATTTCGCCGGCAACAGCGGCACCGCGGCACTCGGCTCGTCGACTAACACCGAGGAGAAGCTGCGCGCCACGGCAAGGTTGATCGGCGAGGCGCTGGACAAGGGCGAACGCCTGGCTGCTCTTGATATTGCAGGCAAGGCTTTCGGCGCGCCCGTCGCCGAGGCGTTGCAGAAAAACAGCGGCTATCTCGACGACATGCTGAAGCGCGCCGATGCGCTGAACAAGTCGCAGATCATCTCTCCCGAGGACGTCGGCCGCGCGATCGAACTCAAGGAGCGGATGGACGCCGCACAACAGACGCTGTCCGAGAAGTGGAAGCCGGTCCAGGACGACCTCGCGAAGCTCGGCATGAACTACCACCAGAGCTGGGTGGAGATCACCGAGGACCTCGCCGCGGCCGTTGGCTATGCCACCCAGCTCTATTCGGCGCTCAACAAGGTGCCCGACTGGTTCGCCAAGCGGATTGGCGGAGCATCTGTGTGGCAGTCGATCACGGATGCCACGACGACGCCGGCGAGCCGGGCGGCATCTGAGCAAGCATTGGGAATTTCCAGCAACCCCGTCGACATCGCTTCTGTCGACTCCAACGCCAAGCTGCGAGCGGCGCTGCAGAACCACGGCAACGTCGCGCGCGGTATGCAGCAGGCAACCGACGTTCAGTCAGCGGTGCGTGGCGACACATCAAAGAATCCGACGTCGGCCGCGAGTGCCGCTGAAGCCGCGGATCAGTTCGATCGCGCAACGGAGTCGATCCAGAAGCACACGGCTCGCCTGGAAGCGGACACTAAGGCGGTCGGTCTCGGCGCCGGTGCCCTCGGAGAGCTGCGCGCTGAATCGCAGTTGCTCCTGGCGGCGCAGCAGGCCGGTCTGCCAATCACTCAGGAGATGGCTGACAAAATCCAGGATCTTGCCCAGGACGCCGGCGATGCCGCAGCGGCCTTGGAAAAGGCGAAGGTCGCCAGTGAGATCAAGTTCGAACGAGGCGGCGTGTTTTTGGACCGGGAGGATCTTCAGATCGCCTCTCGACTGAAGGGCATATACGGCGATGACATCCCCGCGGCGTTGGCCAGCAGCGAAGCCGCCGCGATGCGCTTCAACAACGAACTGCGGTCGATGCACGACCTTGGACAGCAGATCAATCAGGGGATGTTCGTCGAATTCGGGCAGAACATCAGGAATGGTGCCAGCGCCTTCGACGCACTGAAGCAGGCCGGCAGCAGCGCGCTCGGCAAGATCGCTGACAAGCTCGCCTCCATGGCTGCCGACAACCTCTGGAAGTCGGCGTTCGGCGGCTCGGGCAGCGGTCTGATGTCGCTGCTCGGATTGGGAAGTGGCGGCGCAGAGCTTCCCGGTTTCGGCACGTCCAGCTTCATCGGGCCGTTACCCGGCAACGCCACCGGCACCGACAACTGGCGCGGCGGCCTGACCCGCGTGAACGAGCAGGGGGGTGAGATCATGAACCTGCCAGGCGGCACGCAGATCATTCCCCATGACGTCAGCATGGCCATGGCGCGCGGCGCGTCGGGTGGCAGCACCAGCGTGACTGCACCGGTCAACATCTCGATCGACGCCACTGGAGCTGACGCTGCCGGCTTGGCGCGGGTGCAGCAGCAGTTAGCGACCCTGAAGGCGGAATTGCCCGACCGCGTGGTCGCGGCCGTCACCAAAGCCAAGAAGGAGCGGAAGCTCTCATGATCGACCACGAATGGCTCCTGGCGAGGCTCTCTGCCGTCCTCAGGTGGCAACTGACCCACCCCGGCGCTGCGGCCAGTCAGGACGCGCCAGAAGTCCCGATCGCCGGGCAGCGGGTCTGGGGGCTGTTCCTGGCTTTGACCATGGGTCGGACCGGCAATGGCTTCGGCCCGAACCCGTTGAGCAACGCCGAGATCGAATCCTACGCGCGGATGGCGCGCGAGCCGATCCGCCCGTTCGAGTTCGACATGCTGCGGGCGCTCGACGGCGTTTTTCTGGAGACCGCCCGTGACGCCGCCGGCAAGGATTCGCAGCCGGAGGCGCAGCCTCCGTCATCCGGTGACATCATGGGAGCATTCCGAAAGGCGGCGGGACAGGCAGTTTCCAGTCAGCCAATGTCCATGCCGCTGTTCGACGCGTTGTTTCCTGGGGCTTAGCCGACGTTGGTAAGTCGCGTGGTTCCATTCGCGTTCTGCTTGTGACAGAAAGGATGACAATCCGTGGGAGGCGACATGCAGATTCGCAGGCAAAAGCAGCTTAACAAGGTCTCGGACGACGTGCTGGCGCTGACTGCAGTGGTGCGTCCGATCCTTTCTGGCGTCTTGAACGCTGTTAAGGCGGACGTCCTCACGGAGGCTGGAGGCATTGAAAATCTCAAACTCAAGATGCTCCCCCGAGTATATCGACCGGGTTCAGGGGATGTAGGTATCTGCTTCGAATACGCAGTGCACGAGGCGATGAATAGCGGCGATTCGCGCGTCGTCGAGCGCATTCAGGATGCTCTTAAGCTCTGCAAGATCAAACCGATAGATTCAAAATCAATCTTGTTTGGTTTTGAGAAATCGGGCGCGGTGCAACTGATTGATACGGCGAAAAATATTCTCACAGAAGAGTCTCGAACACTAGCAGGCGGTGTCGGTCAGCCGCCCAAGCTGCTTAGGCGATTGAACACGCTTGCAGCGGCGTTTCGAAGGCCGACAACCCGTCTGGCTTTGCCCACGTCAATCCGGGGCCTCTGGAAAGCGGACCTTTTTGTTGGGTCAATGGACAGCCAACAATGGGTCGGCACCAGCGTTAAGATAAACCCAGTCCACCTAGAGGGCGCCGCAGGACTGCGCATCGGTATTGTTCCAACTAGGGAGAATGCGAGCGACAAGGTTCGACTCGACGATCACCGCGGACTTGTTATTTGTCCCCTCCATCATGATGCCGATTTCATGCAGGTCTTTTACGAAGGGTGGCGCGTTGTACAGGCATTTTTGGCAGCGGATGCCGAAGTGCCGAAAGAGGTGGCGTTGCCCCGCCCGATCGATCGCGAAGTTTGCCGGATCCTCGAGGAACGCCGGGAATTTCCGGTGCTTGAT